TTTCCAAACTGGCTGGATTCGACATCATGAGCTACCGTGACGGTGTCGCCAAGCTTCTCACCAACGAGATACACCGCTACAACGGACGAGAAATCGGACGTTGGGTGTGTGAAACACTCTCAAAAATGTGGAGCTGGTGCTGGCTCGGAGACAAAGAAATGCCAGCTGATGATTGGATCGAAAAGTACATGCCATACATAGAAGAGTACAGATCGTGGGTCTCTCAAGCAAGAGGGAACCATGAATTTGCCAAATCCGGCCTCCTCTTCTCAGATGGACGTGAAGCAAACGAATTCCGCATCAAGTACAAGGAGGTCGCCGACTTCTACCTTGTCCTGGACAGCAAACTGACCACCACCAAGAAGTATGCCTGTCTCAGAGCACATGTCACAGACTTCAGCAAGATTGCGGCAAACATCGGCAAAGTGGACGCACAGAAAAACAGAATTGAACCCGTTGGAATCATCTTCAGCGGCTCACCAGGCTGTGGCAAGAGTCTTCTCGCAACGAAGTACCTGCCTCTCTGTGTTTTCCTCGAGCAGAAGAAAATCGCAAACGGCTCCCGACTCGAAGAGTATGTCTATGTCGCACCAACCAGTGACAAGGACAACTACTACGACAACTACAGACCACGCAAACAGTGGGTCGTAGTTGAAGAGCTCGACGGAGTGAAAGACGATCCCAAACTCGGAAACCTGCTAACCATGATCTCTTCAGCAGATTGTACGCTCCCTCTTTCTCGACTTGATGACAAGGGCCTCAACCTAGTGGCTCCCTTCATCTGTGGAACGACGAACACGAGTGTCTTTGCAGAGAACGTGTCAGTCAAACATACTGATGCTCTCGCAAGACGATTCAAGCACGCCTACCACATCAACGTCAAGGGAACGAGTCCGTACTATGCCAAAGGCAAATTCGACTACATTGGCTTCAGCAAAGCCTTCGAAGAAGCCTTCAAGAAAGACGCACAAACAGGAACCCTGGTCAATGTCTACGAACTGTGTGACCACACCTGGTCCTTCGCCTACAAACCCTTTGGCGAGGGAAATCTCACAGCAGCAAAGACCGTTGTGTTCTCCGACCTCAGCAGAGATGTACAGGAAGAATACAGCGCAAAAATGGCCATCCAGAGTGTCGATCCCACTGCAAACCTGGACCAACATGATCTGTCCAAGTTCCAAGCTGATGCCGGGCTTGTCTCTCTTGAGACGTGCCAGGATATCGAACCAAGGAAGACCAAAGCAGTTCTCAACTGGCAAAACATGTCCAACCCGGACCTCGTCGCCAAACGAGAAATGTGGGAACAACCCGAGGACAAAGGAACGTCTGTAGATCTTATGAACTTCCCTGCAGTTCCAAACCACAACCCGGTGGGGGCATGCAGTCAGGACGGACATCCTAAGTTCCCAGCAGGTAAAGCATCATCCAGTACCAACACCGATCAGGACGAAGAAGATGAAGCCACCAGTGAAGTGCTCATCGACTTCAACAACCGACTGGCTCAGCTCAGACAAGAACTCTTCACCAAAGCACGAGGAGTCACTGAGTTCTGCCGAGTACAATCTGAACTCTACCAAGCCTACTGTTCCGATCCCGCCAAGTTCAAAGCAAAACTGGCAGGACATGCACCAGCAAACCCAGCAGCCTGGTGGAAGAAGAACAAGGAACTGTGCCTCAAGCTGCCTTACAACGCTTTTCTCGGGACTGACAGCTATCTCACAGCGATAGCATCAGGCGGTTTCGACCTCGAGCAACAAGAGATCCTTCTCCAGGCCCTCGCCCTCCGCTACCAGAGTGAATGGCGTGAGATAACTGCAACTCCGCTATCATTCAGTGAGGCAGTGGAGCTCGGACACAAGGCTCGGGAAGACAAAGCAGCTGGAAGACCAACAAGCACACCACCATGCTTCCATCTCACAGCAAGAGTCCTAGACAATGGAGGATGCACTCTCCACCGTACTGCACAAGATCGTGCAGGACTCTTCCCTGAGACCAAGGACAAAGAGTTGCAAGCAGCACTTATGGAATGGGAAAACCATGTCAAGGTCACCACTCACGTGTGGATCTACCGCTACATCCCAAAATCCTGGGCGCGCAGACTCGAAGACGGAGAGTGGTACACGTTCCTCAACTCCAAGACACCCCTTGTGAGACTGGCCATACAACTTGGATTGCTGACCCTCAACATCCTATGCATAGCTGGTTTCATCAAGATGATCTACCACATCTTCAAGTGGCTCTTCAGTTACATCTGTCCTGATATCCGCGAAGGATATTCGGATAAGGCTGTTAGGAAGACCGTCCGCAAAGCAAGACGTGAAGAAGGAACTGACTCCCTGAGACTCGAGAAACGCTACGTGCGCATCTTCAAGAACCTGGACTCATCTTACTCCATCGCATCAGCTCTCGTCTATGATGACATGCATCTCATCATGAATGCCCATGTCGCCAGCTCTCTTCACACGAGAAACCAGGAGACAGTCATCTATGTAGAGCAACCCAAAGCTGACGGAACCCCAGGAACTAGAGTACCCATGCAAATCAGTGCTGGTTCAATCTCTGTCATCCACAACGGCTTCTTTGACGCCACTGAAGGCATCGATAACAACAAGAATGATGCAGTGATTGTACGACTCTCATCTCGTTTGGCAAACGCAAGATCAATCGCCAAGCACTTCATGACCAAGGATTTCTACGTGTCTCAGATGGAAGGTTACTGCCTGCAGCATACCCTCTTCCGTAAAAGGAGCGATCCCCTCTCAGTGATTGCGGACTACTCCGACGAAACAGCACTCAGGCAGACCACCACCACCTCTCCCGAACTCCGGGACAATGAACAGGAAAGAGTCTGTGTCAACATCTCCTACTCATGGATTGACGAATGCAGAACCATCGGAGGAGACTGTGGCTCACCTTACGTCTACAAGGACAAGGTCGTAGGCATACACTTTGGGAAAGCGTATGATGGCAGAGGCCTCATCGCACCACTCTTCAAGGAGTCGGTCGAGTACGCATTCAGCAAATTCGACCCCGACATCAGTGTGACAGTGGACCCCCCAACTGCTATCGCCCTTGCTAAAATCAAGCGAGAAGGAGCCAACCCTGACTTCGACGCGTACAAAGCGTATGCTATCGAGACTGACCAACGGATCACAAACAACGTACCAGTGAACACCGCCCTCAAACCATCTCTCATCAGTGATGCAGTGGAAGAAGACGGATACAAGCCAAGCAGGAAGAATCTGGACGTCCTCATGACTCAGACCCAGAAGTACAGTGAGGAGCTGGAACACCACCCTCCGTGCTTGAGAGCTCGAGAGTGGGCTGTTGACTACTTCCGGAAAGTCTTCGGAAGATTCCCGGAGGCCCCAAGAGGTACCATTCCCATGTACGACGTTCTCAATGGAAATGACGAACTCCATCTCAAGTCCGTTGACATAACCACGTCAGCAGGGTACTGGAACGCCATCTCCAAAGGCAAACGGCAACTCATCGATTCAACCCCAGATGAAGAAGGAGGAGGACCCAACATCCTTACCTTCTCCCTCGATGCGCACAACGTCAAACACCCAGTGCTTGGAAAGACCTTCCTCGATGCACTGGACGAACGGAAACGACTCGGACTGCTCGGTGCTTTCCCTGAAGACAGCATCTGGCTTGCGACACTGAAAGATGAACTGCTACCAGAGGCAAAGGTCGAATCCCGCGGTGCACGAGAGTTCCAGAACCCACCCCTTGACTTTAACCTCACCTGGAAAGAGGTCTTTGGGACGTTCGAGAGCTTCATCAAGAAACATCCTGGGCCATTGACCATGAGTGCCATCGGAATGTACGCCAAAGCAGATTGGCCCCACTTCCTTGATGGACTCACTGACGACAGCACCAAGAACATGATCATCTGTGAAGACTACAGCAGGTGGGACTCCAACATGAGACAGTGGATGTTCAGAGACATTGAACGCGTATTCCACATCTTCAACAAGGACCACCCTGCAGCCCAGGCCCGTGGAACAGCA